ATACGCCAGATCATCAATGCCTAGCCTGCGCAGTTCCGTATCGTACAAGTGACGAGCGCGTAACTCTCTCGCACCATCGCTCACCACGGCAGTAGGTGCCGGGGATGGGTGGGCGTCGAGTATATCGTTCAGACCGTCGCAGAAGTCCCACGGCATGTCGCCGGGGCTGCCGTTCTGCATTTGTTTCGACAACTCCCGCAGATTAGCGGCCATCTCGGCGTGCTTGGCGAGGTGGGCGTCGATGGTGTTACCCCATTCCGTCAAGGACGCTGCGCCAGCATCTCGCTTCCTGTCCAATTTTAAGGAGATCGCAGCTAACACCGCTTCCAGCGTCATCTCGCTCACGATTGCACCTCGTCTGCATACGCCGGATGTTGCGTTGACATGTGGGCCGCAAGTTGCTTGAACGTCCGGTTGCAGCACGGGCAGATGCCATGACCAACACGCTGCTTCACCTTGCGCAGCCGGGTGCTGACGGCCTTGCGCGAACGCGTAGCGTAGTCGGCCTCCTTTTCGGCCTGCTGGCGCCGCGTGCGCTCCATGTCTAGCTGACCAGCAAGACGTTGAGCGCGATCCTTGTCGGACATGCCTGTGTAGTGCTGAACGTGGCCGGCTGGGCAATAGAAGTTACCCTTGCTGCTCAGTCGGCCTTGCTGAAAATTGGCGGTCATTGCAAAGGCCACACCGCAGGTGCAGCAGTGCTCGACCTCGAATACGTCAACGGCAGTAAATGTGCTCACGATTGCACCTCCGGCGCGGCGGCGAATGGCATCGCGTCGCATCGTGTCTTGATGCTGCTCATGCTGTCTTTCGCTGGATGGTGTTGATAATTTCCTGTACGTCCGCCTCCATCAGAAGGCAAGCCGCTTCAAGACGCTGGATGTATTCTTCGTCGCGTTCGACACGCTGGATGTAAATTCGTAGTTCCTCGGGGAAGTCGGGGTGGTATGAAATAAAATCCCACCACTTGCGTCCAGTGACCCACAAGCCACCCTGGATCTGCTCGATGTGTTCGGGCGGCAATCCGGTCAACAGCGTTTGCAGATGCACTTCCGACGACTCGGGCGACTTGATTTCGCCACCTCCATCGGCCCCGACAAGAAAATCCGGTGAAGCACCAATGAAGTCATACTTTGGATGCTGGAAAAACCCGCATTGTTCGACGATCACGCCTGTTTCGGCTTGGTACGCCGCGACAGCGGCCGGCTCAACGTCACGGCCCCATTGCAACGCCGCCGCTCGGACCTGCTTGCGTGGTTTCATGGTGAGGCGCTCGGCGGCAAGCTGGTGCGCGTAGTTGGCCAGGGCAAGCGGTTGCGGCTTCGTCTGACCTTTGCGCGGGCCAGACTTGAACTTGCCCATCTCACGCTCAACCATCACATCACACATGCGCGATGCGGTGATTTTGCCTGCGCGTTCTGCAAACCAACCATCTGACCGTTGCTCGATCATTCTGCGACCTCCTTGTCAGCGTCCTCTGCGGCCTTTTGATACTTCGGCATCAGGTCGGCAACAAGCTGGCGCTTCTCCTTCGGCCACGCCTGCCACATAGCCAAGAACTTATCGCGGCCAAGCGCGGACACGTCACTGGCCTCCTTGTCGGCGGCATCGCGTTCCGGGCCTTCCTTGATGGTTTGTTGCACGGCTGCGTTTCCGGCGCTCGCGTGGTTTTGTCCCGCTATCTGCTCGCGCAACTCTTCCGGCAGGTCTTCAATGTCTTGCGTGAAGATGTCGGATGCCGCCGTGACCGTAATCACCGCATCGACCTGGGCGCGCTTTTTCGCCATCTTGAGGATTGTGTTTGCAACATCAGCCGGATTGGTGCGTACCTGCTGTTTCTTCTCGACGCGGTTGTTCCACTTGGCGAACTTTACGCGCTTGCGATTTTCCGGCGTTACCTCGAACTCTTCCTCACAGACCGCTGCGCGCCATGCGTATTTATCCTCTTGGCTGCTGCATTCGCCAATGCCTGCGCCAAGCAATGCGTTGCTAGATGAATAAACCTTCACGGTGACGCGGTAATGAACCTCGCCGCCTGCACTTAGGTCATCAACCTCCGGGATGCACGCAAGCCGGAAAGTTGCCATCAGCTTCTCGGCGCCGGCCTTGAACAGACTCTTCGACTTGGTGCCGGGAATCGTCCCGTAATGCGTGCCGTCGCGCATCGTGGAGCGCATGACATCCTGCATCAGATTAACCTGCGCCTGGATGTCTCCGGCAGTCAGGCTCCGGTCGCCGTATGTCCCAACGGCTTGTTGTGTCATCGGCACCACTTGCATGCTGTTGCTCATTTCAACTCCTCGTTATTGCGTTCCATCTGCTCCGGCGCCCACGCCCAATCCCACCACGGCGAGTCCTCTTGCGGACATCCTTCGACTGGCTCAGTCATCGTCGGGAACCTCGCGGACCTTGACGCAGCGGATGCGGCGTTCGCCAGCGTGTTCATCCGCGATATAGCGAGATTTATGCACGCCGAGCGAATCCCCATCCGAATACACATTCACCCAGCCCTCGATCAGCTTGGGCTTGATGCGGATATGAAAGAGATCCCAGTCCGCAATGTAATGACGTCTTGCGGACACCCACCCTACGTCGATTGAATGACAATTGGGACTGACCTCGACCTCTTCTCCGCGCTCGAATGCTCGAAGTGCCTCGGCGCGCTGCTCGTATTCCGCGATCTTTTCCGCTGTCGTCTTCATCTCGAATCCTTGCCCGAATCGTCGGGCGTCGTGTTGGAAAGGGGTGCAGGCGTGGTGATGCGGAAGGCGATCAGCACCGGCCTTCCGTTGACCATCCGGGTGCGTGGTGCCGCAGCTCCGGCGTTCTCGCGCTCGCGCATGGCGTCGGCAACGCGCGGGTTGTGCAGCTGCATGCGCTCGACCGCGGACAGGGGGCGACAGCCTGCCCAGCTGCAGCGCTTCGGATGGAATAGGGCGCGAAGTGGGTTCATGCCTGCCGGCTCCGCAGCTCGGCCAGGTTGCGCAGCTGACGGCGTGCGCGCTTCGCCTGTGCGGCGGCTATCCTCCGCGCCTTTTCATCAGCGGATCGCGTCAGACGCGGCGGCGGCACGCGTGGGCGGTAAGCGGAAACCCTGGGCCTCGCCACACCTCCCACGAAGCCGAAAAGAAGGGCGAGCGATGCGGCTTGTGTGAGTGTGCGTTTCATGCGAAATCCTCAAAAAGGGTGCCAGCCACGGCGCGAGGGGAGGGATCGTCTCGCACGATTGCGAGTGCCGTGGCCGGCGTGGAAGGGTTGCGGGGCAGCGCCTGGTCGCGTGCAAGCCGCTTGCAGATCACGTCGCAGATGCGGGCCTGCTGCTCGGGGGTGAATTCGCGCAGTTCGATAAAATCCGTCACAGCACATCCTCCCCAGCCTGTATGCACGCATCGGCCATAGCTGCCCGCGCATGCATGCGGATCAGCCGGCCAAGCTCCGCGTCGTCTGCGCCAGACCGGCACAGTTCGAGAATGTGTGTTTTCGCGGGGCCGTCGCTCCACATCGCATCGGACAGCGCGATGTCCCATTCACTGAGCTTCGATTGGATCTTGCCGTAGTGCGCATCCGCCGCGACGATCACCTGATTGATCGACTCGACCGGCTCCGACAAGTCATCGGCAAGCGCGACGATCAGCTGCACAACTGGGTCGGTGTCATGGCGCACCATGTCGGCCTGCATCGCGTCCAACTTCTCGCCGGCACTGGTGTCATCGTCGGCGTAGGGCGCTTGGATGTAGCGGTCGAAACCGGGGAGGGCGTTCATGGCTGAACCTCGCGGGCGAAATACACGCAGTCGTCGTTTAGTTCTTTGCGACGATTGATGTATCCACCACTCGGACTGTTTGAGCCTAACCAGTAGAAAGCCTGTGGCAATGGTTTGGCGGCATATGGGAAGCGGCATTGCCCAGATCCGCTTGGGTGCAGGCGCCCGGAATCGGTGCGCTGCCAGTTCGCCCACTCGCAATTCGTGCAGTTTTTCATTTCAACCACCCCCCGATACGCATGGCCAGCACAAGCAGCGTTGCAACGGCCACAAGTGCGAGGATGAAGTTTTCGCCGGCTTCGGTGACAGGGCGCTGCGGCTCACTGTTGCGGCGGCGCTCAAGCTGGCACACGGCGTTGTAGGCATCGGCGCCGCGCTGGTTGCGGAGTTGGGTGTTCATACCGTCTCCTCCTGCGCCATCTTTCCGTACTTGGCTGCCATCGCGCGGTAGCTCATCGCAAGCCGGTGGTACCCGCTGGCATACGAGGTGTCGTCGTCCAATTCGGCTGCCTGCGCCTCAAGCTCATACGCCTGCGCCTGCAACTCCCGCGCTTGCTGCATGAGCGTCCACTTGCGCTGGGTGGGGGTCATGACTGCCCCTCCGCATGATCCGCGCCGTCGATCAGCGCCACCGCGAGGGTGCGGGCTTGATCGGGGGTGAGCGAGGTATCAGCCGCGTACACTTCGCCGACTTCCTTGCCGACGACCACGTTGCCCGATTCGGTGGTGCGGACATCCATGAGGATGCCGTCGATCTGGATGGGGGTGGATTGCCAGATGCTCATGCCCAGCCCTCCGCATGACGCAACGGTGCTTCGGAAGCCCACGCGGCTTCGTCCTCTTCGTCGATCGCCTTTTGCGTGGTCGGAACGAACTCGAGTTCGGCACCCTCTGGAGCGATGGCCACCAGCCACGCTTTCTCGCCGGCTCCGAGCAGGTGCCACGAAGGACCTGTGCGATAGAACCCTGTGAAGACTTGAACTGACATCTCGCTCTCCCGTGTGGCTGGCCGTTGTGTGGCCGACGGAAGTAAGATTAGGCCTAACCTAACCTTTCGTCAATAGGGCGAACCTAAGATTATCGAAACGCCGTGGTTCAGTAATTACATGCGCCAATAAAAAAGCCCGCGCAGGGCGGGCTTGATGCGGACTGAAGGTGTGGCGGGCTTACCCGGACCTGGCGATCTTTTCCCGGTCGAGCGGCCTTGGCATCTTGTGACGCTCTACGGCGACGCGCGGCGTCGTCACGACGGCGTGAAGTTTACGCTTTACCTCGTACTCCCCCGGCCACGCGGCCCTTACCAGTGCCTTGAGTCGGCACGCTA